TGATTATTTTAGTATTTATGGCAGTTTTAATGTCATGTGAAAAAACATAAATTTATCAAGAAATTTATCCGGAACCTGAAAACACTTTATTTCTTTATGATCTAATTTCAAAATTCAGAAATGAAGTTGATTATAGGTTTCTTGATAATAATTACACTCAATATAATGGAATGTTTTATTATAGTAGAACAACAGGAATAAGAGCTAGTACATATTATGGTGATTTAGGTCTTTTGAATAAGGTTATTTACATTATTAATGACAGTGTTGATATGAATGATGTTCTTGCTGAACTAAATGAAAATTTAACTATTGAAAATGATACACTTTGGATTGAATCAATTGCATATCCAGACATTAGTTCACCATATATGCATCAAGACACTAATTTGTGGGTTTTGCTTCCAGATACTGAAATTGATAGTGATAAGTTTGTTTTAACTGCATATAAAAAACAATAATATGTTTTTAGATGAAAAGCTTCTTCAGATCTGCATTGATACTGAAATTAATTCTGGTGAAGATGTTCAGAATTTAAATACTATTCTTTGCACTGAATGTGAAGAAGCTTTAAAAGGATATATTGACTTAACTAAGCCAAAAAAAAGAAAGTTAAAATTCTTTCTGGATTGTGTATCCTGAAGATCACAGAAGATTTATTGTTAAAATAAAACAGGAATAAGATGGAATCTAAAATTGGCGCTGCTAAAGTAAAGATGATTAATCTGAAATGGCAAATCATGAAAACAAGCTTCTTTCAATTCAAAAAAAGAAGAAATTTGAGATTAGAAGCCAAATCTCTTGCAAAGTTATATAACATTGAGTATAAAAATAAGAACTTATAACATGAAATTTAAAATAATACCAAATCAACAAACACCAAAAGTGCAGAAACATGACAATTCCTGCATCAAAGAAAAAACTAAAGAATTAGTGAATTTTGTGTTGTTTGCTTCCAAACAGGAAAATACAGTTGGCCTTTCAGCAAATCAGGTTTCATTGGATGGTGAAAGATTTATGATCCGTGCATTTGCTTTTGTGAATATGGAAACAAAATCTTGGGATCTAGCCGTTAATCCTGTAATTAAAAAAGCATATGGAATAAATGAAATCAAATATGAAGGTTGTTTGACTTGGAAAGGAATGACAATAATTGCAAAAAGAGCAAGGAAAGTTGATGTTTCATATCACACATTGAAAGGTGAATTTATACAGAAAACATTTAAAGGATTAACTGCACAGATCTTTCAGCATGAAATGGACCATTTAAATGGTATTGAAGAAAAAATGACACCATATAAAATAAAAGAAACTTCGCAAAAAATTGAAAGGAATGCCAAATGTCCATGTGGATCCGGTCAAAAGTATAAAAATTGTTGTTTAGTTTAAAATTTTAAAATATGAGATTAACAAATGATTTTAAAAAAGGTGATATTTATGTTGATTCACAATTTAAAAAATTTGCAACAGAATTAACATTTGAATTTCAAAAGGAAGGTGTAAATCATTTTTCAGTGAAAGATCCTGGTGATTATTGTACTGATGAAAATGGATTTGTATTTTTTCCAAAAAGTGAATCTTTATTTAAAAAGCCTAAAACATGGGATTAAGTGCAACTGAAAGGATGCGCAGGTGGCGCAAAAACAATCCAATGAATGCAGCTTATAATAATTTAAAGAATAATGCAAAAAGAAGGGGAAAACCTTTTGAATTGACATTTGAACAATTCAAGCAATTTGCGATAAAAACAGAATACATTGCTAAAAAAGGAATTTCTGCAACTTCATACACTATTGACAGAATAAATGAAGAATTGGGATATACAATTGACAATATTCAGGTGCTTCAAAATTCTGATAACATAAAGAAATATAAACGCTTTCGATTAGGTGAATTAGGACAACCAGAATTCAGGATAGAAACAGTCAAATCACCTGATGTTAGCAATTGTCCTTTTTGAAAATAAAGAAAATTATAATTTCAAAAACTTAGTAAAATGAAAATAAGAAGACTTTACACAAAGGAACAGTTTATTAGTTATTTAAAAGAAACTAATGATATTGATCATTCAAGAAAACTTGGTTTGATATTTAGATTTAATGATTTACAAAAGCAATTCTTCAAAAAAGAAATGGCTGTTAATTTAATAGAAAAGCCAAAGAAATATGAAAAATATTTAAAATGTGGATCATTTGGTGCTTTGACTTTATCTGAACTTGAAGCATGTCAAAAATATAATAAAGCTAAAAAGAAAAAAATCTTCAAAAATTTAAGAATCACAGAATCTGGTGAATTTGTTGTTTTTAAAGATTTAGCAATCAGGATCAAGGGGTTAACTTTGCATGAATTATCAGAACAGACCGGTGGTGAAATAGAAACTATAAATTTGGAAATATGATTGCAGGATATGGATTCACATCAAATGATCAGACCACATTGCCAGATTTCGATTATAGAAATACAATACTGACAATAAGACATCAGCGTGAAATTGAAATTAAGTTTACTGAAACAAAAACACAACGTAGTTTAAGACTATTAAAAGAACGTATGTTTGTGAATCCTAAGATTAAACTAAAAAAGAATTTTAACGTTAAAACTCATAATTTGAAAATAAGAAATCAATTGCCACAAAGAATAAGGTTAAATGAAAAACCAATATTATGAAAGATGAAATATTTTGCAAAATAGTCACTGAATTTGATGGTGAACCGGTTAATCATCCGGATCAGATCAAGAAAATGACATTCACCGGTCAGGAACTAAAAGAATACACAGAACATGTGCTTAATTTTTTCTTTGATGGTGGTGGTGAAATACACATAAACGGTCCAGGTGGATCCATGGGTGGAAAACATGTTGTTGTGTGTGGATCCGGACCAGATATAATGAACCACACTTTAAAAGCAAAAATGATTGAATTTAGCAATACAGGTGAAAATATTGCTGCTAATTTAAAAGAACGTTTTAAACCAATTTTTGAACCAAAATCAGGTCAAGAAAACAGACGTGAAAGAAGAAAAAATATAAAAAAGAGAAAATGAATAAAAATTTAATCAATCCAGAACAATTATCTGATTACCTTCCTGATAAACCAACTATTGGGACAATTTATCAATGGGTTCATCACAAAAAGATCCCATTTGTGAAAAAAGGTAAAAAATTATTTTTTGATAAAACTGAAATAGATAATTGGGATGAAAACAACAGACCTGAAACAATTAAAGCAGCTTTATAAACATTTTTCAATTATTCCAGTTAAGGAAACAAAAGCACCTGCAATCAGGACATGGAAACCTTACAGAGAAAACAAAATTGAATTTGAAAAGCTTTCAAAATACAGTCACTTTGCAATAATATGTGGCTTTGATAATCTTGAAGTTATTGATATTGATAATCATTTTGGTGATGCTGATGATTTATATCAATATATCATTGACAATATTCCTGGTGAATTTCCAGAATTTCCGATAATAAGCACAAAAGGTGGTGGATATCACATTTACTTCAAATGCAAAGAAATAGAAGGAAATCAAAAATTAGCGCAAAGGATAAACGACAAAGGCAGGCCAGAAACACTTGTTGAAACTCGTGGTGCAGGTGGATATGTAGTTGGACCACCAACAGAAGGATATGATTTAATTGCAGGAAACATTTTTGATGTTCCAAAGATATCTGAAGATCAAAGGAATGTGCTGATTGAAATATGTAAATCACTGCATGAAATTGATCCAAATGCAAAGCAAGAATCAAAAAACACAAACAATGATTCTTCAGAAAAACCAGGTGATCTGTATAATAATGATGCAGGATCCATTGAAGAAACAATTGGATTGCTTAAAAAAGCAGGATGGAAAACTTCAGACAATAAGCACTTTACAAGACCAGACAAAAAAACAGGTGTTTCTGCAACATTTGGGAAAGTTGGATTAAACAAATTTTATGTGTTTTCATCAAATGCATTTCCATTTGAACCAGATGAATCATATACAATGTTTGGTGTTCGTGCAACACTTCTTCATGGTGGTGATTATTCAGAATGCGCAAAAGAACTACATCAAAAATTCAATTCCTTAGATATAAAACTTCCTGCAAAAAAAGAAAAGAAAAAAGAAAAACCGGCTCCAAGGAAATCAAAAGACAAATGGAAAGTTTTGATGCAGATAATCAAAGATTGGGGTTTGAAGTTTAGGTTTAACGAATTAACAAAAGTGTTGGAATTTAGCAGAAATGATCAAAAATTTGAACAATTAGGATTGTTGATTGGTGATATTATCCGTGAAATGGAACTTAACAGGGGTGTTAAAGCAATATCATCATCAAAGGTGTTGGAAATGATAAGCAACACCACAATATGCGAAATTTACAACCCTATTAAGAAATTTTTCAACATGCTTCCAGAATGGGATGGTGAAGATCATTTTCAAAAGCTCACAAAATATATTGAACTGGCCATTGATGAAAAGCCTGATTTCTTTTATTCAATGTTAAAAAAGCATGTGATTAGAGCTTGTAAATGTGCTTTATATCCTGAATACACCAACAGAATGGTTCTAACTTTTTATGGTGGTCAAGAAATTGGGAAATCAATGTTTTTCCGGTGGTTGGTTCCAAATGAAATTTACAATGAAGAACCAATTAATCCTGCTGATAAAGATAGTATTTTAGCATTAAGTAGATATTTAATTATTAACCTGGAAGAATTGGATTCACTAAATAAAAAGGATGTTTCAAAATTGAAAGCATTTATTTCACGTGGTGATGTTACAAAACGTGTTGCATATGGCAGGCATGAAGAAAAGTTTACAAGAATTTCAAGTTTTGTTGGAAATACAAATAAATCAGATATTCTTGCAGATGAAACCAACACCAGGTGGATCATTGTAAAAGTGAAAAAATTTAACTGGAAAGCATACACAAAAGAAATTGATCCATTACAATTATGGTCACAAGCTATTCATGAAATGAAACTTGGTCCGGAAAGTGGTGAATTAAATATTGCAGAAAAAGGTGAAAGAGAACTTAGAAATAATCAACAATTCCTTGAAACAACACAAGAACGTGAAATTTTAATGAAATATTTTGATGAAGGTGAAGATCTAATGACAGCAACCGATGTTAAAATATTAATAGAAAGGAAAATTCCAAATATTAAAATAAATTTAAACCAATTAGTCAGAGAATTAAGAAGGGTTCATGGTGAAAGTGAATTGGACCGTGTTGGTGGAAAGGTTGGAAGATATTATAAATTAAAAAATAGTTTTATTCCTGATTATGCTGACATGCATGGTGATTTTAAAGCTGTTCAATCTAAAGATGAACTTCCTTTTTAACTATTTAGAATGAATTTAAATTAATAAACTTTTACAAGTAATTACAAATAAATATAAATAAAATATTAATTTTGTTAAACACATAAAAAATAAAGATATGATTAAAAAATTTAAAACTTGGATTGTATTTCAGCTTGTGACATTTAAAGGATGGGTTGTTTTCACATACAACAGTTGGTGGAACACAAGACATCTAAAAAAAATGACAAAAGATGCTGATAAAAAACATGAATTAACAGGAAAACAATTTTTTGTTGTTCCTGCATCTAAAACCAGACTGATGGTTGTTGATAATTCTTATGTTAAAGCATATAATAAAATGGCATCTAAACAGAAAAGACCAAAAATAACACATCCGCAACTTTTAGAAATGTGCTATTATAAAACACCTTCAGGAACCTATGGAACCAATAGATAATTTATTAATAACTATTGCTGATAAATTAACAGAAGAAGATCTGTTTGAATCTAATGTTGAAGAAGCTATTCTTGAAGAAGATATTATGGATTTTAGAAATAATTTAAAAGAAATATTACATGGAAATTCAGCTAACAATTGAAGGTTTTGAATTGCCTAAAAAAAGAAAACAAAATGTCACTTTGATGGACAAATCATATTTCATTAAGATGAACATGAAGGAAAAAATGCCAAATCTTTATAAATACATAATGAAAAATGGAAGATATAAAAATTGACAATGCACCACCGGCGCCAAAAAAAGAAATGAATATTAAAATTTTAACTGAGTTAAACACTGAAATTTCTGGTTTAATTGACAAATTAAATCCTTTCGATAAAGAAGGACAAACAGACATAACTACTGCAATAAAACTTCTAAAAGAAGCAGGAACAAGAATTGCACAATTCTATTATAAACCAAATAATCTTGAAAAAGATGCTTAAAAATTTTAATAGAAAAAACAGATTATTCAGAAAAATAACTTCTGAAATGAAAAATCAATTCAAATGCACTGACAATAAGGATTGCACTATTTACAGAAAATATGTTGGTGATAGTATTCTGGAATATGAAATTCCATTGCAAATTTTAGATGTTTTTCACAACAAAGAATCATTTTATGTTGCAAAAATGTTGTTTTTTGTAATGCGAACCACAAAAAACATGAATGGTTGGAAGGTCATAAAATATAAAGAATTAGTTGAAATTTATAATTTGATAAAAAATGAATCTTAAAAAACAAAAAGTTTCTGCATATATGATTCCAGGTGTTAATGATCCTGATTCTATAAAAAAACCAAAAAGAAAATATCTTTTTATTGAAGAAGTGAAACAGATTGTTGCATTATATTTTGGAATTCCTTTGTTTAATTTGTCCTTAAAAAATAAAAGCAGAAAAATAGTTGAACCAAGGCAAGTTGCACATTATTTTGCAAGAAAATATACAGAAGAAAGTTTTGCTTTAATTGGAAAGGAAATTGGTGGTGTTGATCATGCAACTGTGATTCATTCTATTAAAACAATTGATGATTTAATTGATTCAAATAGAATGTTTGAAAAAAAGATTCAGGAAATTAGCACTTTAATGATAAATAAAAGGGACCAAAAATGATGGAAACAGATAATTTAATTAAAATTGATGAACTGTGTGAAATGCTTGTTGACAAACCATCAAAAGCAACAGTTTACAAATGGACGAGTAATGGATTAATCCCTTTCATAAAAAAAGGCCGGACATTGTTTTTTGATAAAGAAATAATCAAATCATGGGATAATAATGGACGTCCTCATTTAACAATTGTGTAATATGGTAAATTTATTAACATTTATAATTGCAACATTATTTTATTTGCTTCTAATAGTATATTCATTAAAATATTTAAAAACATGAAACAATTATTATTTGATTTTTTTTGGTGGATTACTTATAAAAAAGTAAGAACTAAAGATTGTGATTGTAAAGGTTGCATTTTTGAAAATGGTGATTTTTGTGATAAATATTGGACAAAATGCGAACCAGAAGGAAAACATTATATTTATGTAGAACGTTTTAATAAAAATTAAAAACATGAAAACAGAATACTATTTATTTTTGATTTTGACAATTGCATCCATATTGTCACAAATTCCACATGCTTATTATACTTTTAATAGTTTTTCAAAACTGAAAGATCCACTAAAAGTAATTCAATCTGTTGTTTTTTGCAGTATTTTAAGTGTTGCAATCTTCAGCTTTGTATGGATAGGAAAATTAAAATTAGCACTTTTAGGTGCTTTAATTGAAATAATAATTAATTTATATTATTATTCAATGGAATTTTGGTCTGAAGGATATGGTCAAAAGAAATTAAAATTTAAATCCACATTGACTTTTTGGAGAAAAAACTGGATTGCAATCTTTTTTGGATTGCTATTGCCGTTATTAATTTATGTATTTGCAGAACAAATGAAAGGACTTGTGTAGTGGATAAAAAAGATGAATATTCAACAAAAATAATGAGCCAATTATCCAAAATGTTTCGTGAAGATTCTGATAATTTTATTGATAAAGAAGAATTTAAAGACAGTAATAATTTGACTGAATTTATTCATTGTTTAGCAAATGTAATTCCAACAATTATGTATAATAATTTGACAGGAAGCGATTTGAATACTTTAGATTTTAATCATATTGCCAATAAATTATGTTTTCAGTTTAGTGAAAAACGCAAAAAAATAGGATAAAAATGGAAAAAGAAACCTTTCAATTTAGCAATAGACAAGAATATATTGAAACACTTGACAGTGTTATGCCTGATAATTATATAATGAAAAGAAATCTTGGAGCAGGAAAAACAGCAACATATCTTCCTGTACCTATTCAGGAAGCAATTGCAGATATGATGTTTCAGGAATGGAATATAATTGATGAAAAATATGATATTTTAATAAATGAAATTGTTTGTACTGTTAAAATTTCATATGTGCCATCATACCCGGGTGCAAATGAACAATTCTGCACAGGATCAGCAGCAATTGCAATTCAAATGGATTCAAAATCAACTATCAGTGATTTTCCAAAAAATAAAAAATTAAATGCATTAGAATACAATTTGCCAGGTGTTCGGAAACGTGCAGAAGGAACAGCCTTGGAAAATATTGGAAATATTTTTGGAAGAAATATTGGAAGAAAACTTGATAAAGATACTAGCCTTGAATCTAATTTTAAAATCAGAAAATATGGAAACAAAGAAAAAACCAAATAAAGTTTTTGGTGAAACACTGAAAGTCTTTAGTGGTGAATTGCCAAAATTAAATATTAATGCAGAAACAGAACATCAACTTCAAAGAACAGAAGAATGGTTTGAACAAAGAAGGGGTCGTTTTACCGGGTCCAGGATTAAAGATCTAATGGGTTGCAACAGATCCACTTCAAAGATGGAATGGGGTCGTGCTGAAAAATTAATTGATTTCAATGAAAAATCAATTAAATACATATATGAAAAAGCAAAAGAAAGGCAAAGGGGAAAAGTGATCCAAACACCTGTTTCTGTTGCAATGAAATATGGTACAGAAAACGAAGATATAGTTTTTAAAATTCTTCAAAAAGATTTTCCAAACCATGTTTTTGAAAATGTTAGTTTCATTGCAATTAATGAATATTTGGGTGCAAGTCCGGATGGGAAAGTTACCATAAAACGAAATGAAAAGAAAAAGAAAATTGGACTTGAAATCAAGTGTTCAACTGGATGGAATGGTGTCTTTGAAAGAATTGAAATTGCTTGTGATCAGTCACACAAAGACTTTTGGCAGCTTCAAACAGAAATGATGGCTTTAGAAACAGATGAAATCATGTATGTTGTTGCAGAACCTTCAGAAAGCATTTTTGAACCTAATATAACAGATATTTCATTTGTTTATGTTCATGCATCACCTGTTCATCAAAAAGCGATTAAGCAACGTGCAGAAATAGGAAATAAAGCAATTGAATTGTTTTTAAAAGGTATGAATATAAATCAAGCTGTCCAAAAGGCAGCAAGTGAATTTGAAATTAAAGATTAGCAATTAACTATAATGATATAAAGTAAAAACACTATAAAATAAAAGTTATGGAAGAAAAAGAAAAAAAAGAATTAAACGAGAAAATGCAAAAGATTTTAAAAGAAAATAATCTTGATTGGCAATCTGTTCATTTATGGATAATGAACAAAGGTTACGTAATAATTGACCAAGAAGAATATGACGAACTTGTTGAAGCAGCACAGTATGAAGTTTAATACGTTATAGACATGAATCCAATTATAGAAGAATATGTTCCTTTTGTAGTAAAAGAAGTTTTGTCGAAAACTGAAACACCAAAGGATGAAAAAGAGTTAATTGAATTTTGTCAAGCTCTTACTGAACAAATAATTAAAAAAATTGAACTAACAAGATTAAATTAATACTTTATAAATATGAAAACAAAAGAAGTTAAAATTATAGGGTTGCAGATACTGCAACAAGTTGGAATCCTGAAAGCTTGCAATTTGACTTTTGATGATAACAACAGATTGATTGTTGTTAAAGGTGGTGTTGGTGATGGGAAAACAACACTTCAGAAATCATTGCAATTAGGAACACAAGGAAGTAAAACTTTAGTTGATAAAAAACTTTATGGTGACATAAACACTGAAGTTCAACTTTTAGATGGTGAAATAAATATTTGGGTTGGTTGCAAATCAGATAAACATGGTGCATTGACTTATGTTCTTTACACCAAAGATTCTGAAGGTAAAATTGTGAAGGATCCAATTATTGATGGTGTAAAAGCAACACCGGCCAAATATCTGGAAATGCTTCAAACAGAATTAACTTGGAGAATTAACGAATTAACTTCAGAAAATCCAACGGTTCAAAAAAAGATCCTTTTAAGCTTGTATCAATATGAACTACAAAAACAAGGTGTTATTTTTGATATAAAAGATCCTGGATATAAAGAATCTATTCTTGGAAAAATTGAAACTGCTGAAAACAAAAGGAATCAATGGGATGCAACCAGAAAACAATTTGGTGGAATTGCAGAAGATTTAAAATTGCAAGGCATATTTCCAGACAGACCAGACACTGTTCCTGATTTTATTGATCTTGAAAAAATAGAACAAAATATTAAATCAGTCGAAAAAGAAAAAACAACTAAAGAAATTGAAGCAAAAACTGCAAAAGAAAAAGAACTTCAAGAAATTAAAACAGAAGCTGCTGAATTAACCACTAAATGCATTAGTTATAATGCAAAATTGGAACAGGAATTTTCAAAGATAGTTCAAGGATATAATAATGAAATTGAAAATGGAAAACAAATTAATGAACTAACTATTGATATTACAACAGAGATAAATAAATTAATTAATCTTGGTGGAATAAGCCAGGAAAATGGATCTTCTTTAATTTCTGCTTTATCTGACAGCTTAATAATAACTGAAGATCCTGTTAAACCATTAGAGCCTTTATACATTGAAATAAATGAAGAAAACAAAGTTACAAATGTTTCTGCTTCTGCATATTCAGGTGAAGCACAACAATTGATCCAAAAGATCCTTGATTTAAGACAAAGATATTCAGATGTTGAATCTGAAGAAGTTAAACTGGATCTGACAAAATTCGATAAAAAGCTTCTGGAATTAGAAGAATCAAAGAATCAAGCAATTGAAAATAATAAAACTGTTAAAGCAGTTGATTCTTTTCATGAGTGGCGCAATGCAAATGAAGAAGTTATTTCACTGAAAAAGAAATATGTCAAAATGTTAAGTGAAATTAACACTGGTGTTGATGGTTTGAAAATTGTTCCTGAAGAAAATGATTCTGGAAAATTAGATATTTTCTTAATGTATAATGGCAAATTTGATCCTGCTTATTTTGGCAATGAAGATCTTGAATTTAGAAAGCTTTCTGCATATTCAGGAACACAAAAGCCTGTTGTTTGCTTATTAATTCAGAATTATTTATTAAGCAAAAAACCAAAAGCAATGCGATACATGTATATTGATAATATTCCAATTGACTTGAAAACAAGATTACTTTTATCAGATATGTGTGAAAAGTTAGATTTAAGAATCTTTTTAAACATCACCGGTGATTTTGATAAAAATGCAATTGAAAATGGTGAAATATTAATTGAAGGTGGTGAAGTGTTTTTTAATAAATAAATAATTATGGAATTAGAAAAATTTCAAGTGTATAATTTATCAGATCTTTCTGAAGGTGATAGGTTTTATTTTGCAGGATCCAAATGGAATATATGTGATTTTATAACTACAAACAAAGGAAGATTTGAAAGTGAAAATCAATATTCCTGGAAAAATAGCAATAATAAAGAATATAAATCATCAAAAAACAGACAAGTTGTTTTTTTAAGACATTCTGAATGATAAGTTTAAGATATTACCAAGAATCAGTTATAAAATCAATAAAACAAAAATTCACTGCCAGTTTGATGCATCTTTTAGTTTGTGCGCCAACTGGCAGTGGTTAGGTAAAACAATAATTTTTACTTTTTTATCAAAATTAGTTGCAGCAAAGAAGAAAAAAATTCTTATTTTAACGGATCGTGCAGAATTACTTCTTCAGGCCGGTGGATCTTTAAAGAAAGTTGGATTAAATGCATTTTATATTCAGGCAGGATGCAAAAGCGTTTCAAATGCTTTCAATGTTTATATTGCAATGTCACAAACATTAAGAAGAAGAATTGATTCTGAATATTGGATTAAATTTTTGTTTAATATTGATTTATTTATTGTTGATGAAGCTCATAAACAAGAATTTAATTATCTTTTTGAAAGTGGATTGCTGAATGGTAAACATGTAATTGGATTCACTGCAACTTGCAAAAGGTCCGGAAAAATGCGACAATTAGCACTTGATTATGAAGAAATAATTGAAAGCATTTCCATACAAGATTTAATTGAACAAGGATATCTTGTCAATGATGATTACTTTGGACCATCATGTCCAAATTTGGATGGTGTTGAAATTGACAGAATGAAAGGTGATTATAAAGAAAACCAAATGTTCCAAAGATTTAACAATCCAAAATTATATGCAGGTGTTGTTAAAAATTACAATGAAATTGCACCAAATACAAAAGCTTTAGTTTTTTGCGTAAATATTGAACACTGCATTAAAACAGCAATTGAATTTAATAGTCATGGAATTAGCGCAAAATTTATTGTAAGTAATGTTTCAAAGCCAAAATTACCTTCTGACATTAATGATGCAGGTAAAATGGCCAGATATGAAGAAAGGAAGCGTATCTTTGATTTATATCAACACTATCACAGTTTGCATTCAGGTGACAGAGAAAGTGTCTTTAATGGCCATAAAAATGGCAAATTCCAGGTGCTTATAAATGCAGGAATTGCAACAACTGGATATGATGATCCAACAATTGAAACAATTATACTAAACAGAGCAACGGCATCAACAACCTTATTGTTGCAAATGTTAGGACGTGGATCAAGGCCATCACCAGGAAAAACCCATTTTAATATTTTGGATTTTGGTGGAAATTGTGAAAGATTAGGATATTATTCAGAAAACAGGCTTTGGTCATTATGGCATGAAGCAACAGAAGGTGATGGATTGCCACCAATTAAAGAATGTGGATATGATTCAGAAGGAACACCTATTTTGACAAATGGAAAGAAAGGTTGCAGAAGATTAATTTTAGCATCTTACAAAATTTGTCCTTTTTGTGGTTTTAAATATCCGGATAAAAATATTTCTGAAATAGATCTAGCTAGCATCATGTTTGATTCTTCACAAAAAAAAGCTGTCAAAGTAAAAAAGATAAAAGACATGTCATTTGAAGAATTGCACGATTATCAGAAAGTAAAAGGACATAAACAAGCATGGTTGTGGCGACAATTATGGTATAAAGGCAGGGAAAAAGCAATTGAAGAATTTGGAAACAAATATGGATGGAAAAAAGCAACAAAGATGAAAGCAGTTGCATTTTGTCAGAACTTTTAATTTATATTCATTCTAAACAAATATATATATATTTTTACATCATTAAATTATTAATTTAAAAAGAAAGAAAAATGTCAACAAAAAGGTATTCAGGAAGCTTGGCTTTGACCAAGATGAAACATGTGATTATGGATCACAAAAACAAGGATGGACGTGTTATCCGTGGAATTTTTATCCCAGTTGAAGCAAATCACCTTGTTCCAGGGAAAGAAAATGCATATTATATGCCAATTAGTGTAAACACTAATGATGAAGCAGATCAATATGGTCAGAATGGTTTCATTGGTCAACAGGTAGATTCTAAAACTTACAAAGAAGCAGATGATGCACAAAAAGAAGAATTTAAAAAATTGCCAATTTTAGGTAACATAAAAGATTTTTCAGGAAATGCAAATGACAATTCTGGATCTGCAAGTGCTGCTGTGATTAATCCAGAAGAAGATGATCTTCCATTTTAATGGATAATTCACTAAAAATAAAAAGTCCACCGGAACACAATTTCCAATTAATTGCTGTTCCAGGTGAACTTTTAACAAAACCACTAAGTAATTATAAATATTTATATGATGAAAAATATAAATATAGAATCATTGAATGGATCCCTTTTGAAAAAGGAATGGCCATTTCTTCTTCTGTTAAATTTTTGGCTATTGGACAGGAAATTTCAGATAAAAGAATTTGGAACACATATGACAGAAGTAAAAGAATTGTTTTCTTTATAACTGAAAGATATGAATTGTGAAAATTGCAAATACAAAGGAAGTGAAACACCTGTTGGTGATTATGTAATTTACATTTTTTGTGAAAAACATAAATACTGGACCAATGTTGAATCAGGTTGCAGTCTTATGAAATATTATCCTAAAACATTATTAAAAAATGACAGAACAAAAGCTTCAACATAATCTGATAATGAAATTCAGTCAAAAGCATCCAGAACAACGTGGATTGCTTTTTGAAGTAAATAATGATACAGTGAACATGAAACATGCTGTAAAAAGGCGATCCATGGGGATGATTGCCGGTGTTTCTGATCTTGTTTATGTTATTCCTAAATGTGCAATTATTGCAGGAATTGAATTGAAAGCTGAAGGATCCACACACAAAACAACACACATCAAGAATCAAATTGAATGGGGACAAAAGATCATTGATCAAGGTGGATTCTATTTAATTACTTCAAGTTTAGATAATGCTTTGTTTTTTATTGAATCTTTAATGAATGATGATTATATTTCAGCAATAAAACTTCAGCAAAAATGCATTCTTTTTGCTTTCAAGCAGATGAATAAAAAAACTATAAAATTTTAGAATATGAAAAAAATAAAAGAAGGACAAAAAATTTATTTTTTAGGTGAAGATTTGCCATTTAAAGTGATAATTGCTGATGAAAACTTTGCTATCTGCACCAGAGATTTATGCAAGAAATATGATTCTGAATTGTTAGAACATGAAGTTGAAATGGATGCATATTCTTCTATTGAAGAAGCATATCACAACACGAAGAATGAAATGGTTTATTCCATAATCGACTTTAAAAACAATGTAAGGGGACCCCATGATTTTGTTTTTAATCCATATGATTTTAAAGATATTAATTCAATTAAAGAACTATTAAGTGATTTAATATCTGGGAAAGCTGATATTTCAGGAAGAAATATGTGTGATTTAAACATTGACTGGAATAAAACTTGACATTAAAAAAATATTGTTATACATTTACTATCTCATTGTAATTGTAATTTTTTCATAAGGTTTAAATGGTTTAATTATTTGAAAAGCAGCTTTTAAAAGCTGCTTTTTTTATGCAGATGTTTTTATGTTGTCAATCTTTCCATTTGAAATGTCAAGTGTTATTCCAGGCCAGGATCCACCAACAGCACTAAATGCTGCTGCAAGTTTTGTGTTTAATTCAAGGATAAAAGCTTGAAAATCTAAATTTAATCCATTATATTTCACAAGAAAATCACCGGATCCACCAATTTCACAAGTTCCATCATTTTTTAATAATATATCAAACACTTCAGAACCATCAGAATCTGTTGCATAAATTCTAAATTCACCTTCTTCTGTTTTGTCTGAATTATTTAAATAACCAAGTATAACAGACTGTGCAACATCACTTGTCTTACAAAATACAGCAATCTGATCTTTTACAGGTTTAGAATCAATTCCAAAAGGCGAAACAGAATCAGCAGTTTGCACATCTGATTTTCCATATCTTAAAACCTTAATAAATTCACTGGTCGCTTCTTTTACTCTTGTTAAACTAATCATTCAAAAATATTTTTAAAATCAGTATTGCTGTAAATCTCAGGTAAAACACAAGTGACAACATATTTATCAATTGTTTTTGAAGATCCTGATATTTGGACCTGTTCAACAAATAATTCTGTTGGCTTGTTGATTTTAATGGAAGGTGCAACAAGACTGATTGTGTTTCCTACGTTTACAAATTTAGTTGTTTTAAAGTTTATTTTTATACTTGAAAGCTCTGATGATAAAGCATTTCTTGCTGCTTTTTTCACATCAAAAACATCACCTGAATTCATTTTTTTTACTGAAGGTCTAAATTTATCAACATATGGATTTTGAATTGTGTGTTCAGTTGCATCTGGATTATCTTTTGAAGCTTCCTTTAAAATAGTAATTTCACTATGTAATAACTGACTATTAATGTAAAGTTGTATATTTTCAATGCCTGGATTCCCTTCTTCAAAATAAACAACAGGTCTAAATTTTGATTGATCATATCTTGAAAAAACCAATTCACCAAAATTATTTCTTGTTAAAAATATATTTCTTTGTGAAGCTAAATTGTTTAAAAATTGTTTTATAGTAATTCCAGGTTCAGTTGAAACTTTTGCATATTTTTTTTCAAGATCATCAATTACATTAGATGTAAAAACATATTTAAGTCCAAATGCTTCCAATATTCGTTCGCTTATCTGTATTAATGATAAGTTATCAAATTGTAAGGGATATAAAGAAACAGGAATATTGCAATCTTCAAGTATTCCTGGCAATCCATAACCATTTATTCTTATCAATTCAGGTTTAGATGTAGATCTTAATTTTGGTGCTAAAATAGTTCCTGTAATTAATAAATTATTATTATCATCAAATATTTTACATTCAGGGTATTTTAAAAAATATTCTAAAACATCACGTTTTGCAGAAAAAGAAAATGCATCTGCAATGGAATTATATTTTAAAATAATCCTATAATCTGAAAAAAAATTGTAGTTTTTATTATTAACTTCTATTTTCATACATAATAAACGATTTTACGCCCTTTTTTTAGAATTAAATATTCTTTTAATGCAATATCATTCTGGCTAATAAATAAATCAATATTATCATCACCAGGTCCATAAAAACGATGTGCTAAATTTATTATATTATTATCTTTTTCTAAAATATGTGTTCTTTCTTGTTTACTATTAAAAGCAACATCTGATAAAGATCCTAATGTGAAATTAATAATATAATCTAATTTAAGTGATAATTCTTTGTTTTGATCATAAGAAAGATCATCAAGATTAGTCAAAAAAGTATTGTATGCATTAAATAAAGATTCTATAATTAAAACAACTGAAGATCTGTTTCCAAATTCTTCAATATCTGTATTTATTAAGTTCTTAGATAATTCAGTTAACAATGTTGTTGACTGTGATTCATATAATATTTGTTTTTCTTCAGTGGTTTCAGATCCTAAAAAAATAGAAGCAAAATCATTAAAAACATTAAGCATTTGATCAACTTTTTGATTTACATTCTGTTTTATAAGAAAAGGAAAATTAATCAAATCAATTGCCTGACTTATATATCTTGAAGCATCAGAAATTAAACCCTGCGCTGCTGATGATGCTGTTCTAATTTTATCTTTAAGCAAAGCAGCATCTGAATCTGATTGAATTAAAACATTATATCTGGAACCTGTATTTAAAACAGAATCATTTGCAGGATCAATTGTTTCAGGTGATGGTGTTTCTATTTCATCAACAAAAACAGCTTCTGTTTCTTCATCTAATTCTGATTTTTTAAATTCAATTTCCTTAATTGCATTTATTTCATCACTTGGATATTTTTGACTTATTGTTTCCCATACTACACCAGTTATTTTTGACACATTATATTGTGAATTATCAATTGTAAGATTCAAAGGTTGTACAGATATTTCACCATAAAAAGGATGTGAAATTTTCCACGGCCGTTTATCTTGTGCTGACAATTCAAAAGCATTTGATTGATCAATACAATCTTCACCTTGAAAATATAATAAAATAGGATATTGTTTGCCCTGCATTTCTTTTCTTTCAACATAAGTTCCTTGTATTCCTATGAAATCAAAACCTTCAGTGTTGAACCTTATGTTTTTAATTGAATTCTTCCATAATGGCTTGTATGTTTTCCCATCACCAGTTATTATAATTAATTCAGTTTCCTTAAGTCTTGTTAACCAACTCATTTTAAATATTTTTTAATTTGTTTTTCAGCGTTCTTTTTAAAAAATACACCCATATTGCTTGATGCTTTTAATCCTGCCGGACCAATAAAAGGTGCTTTTTGTAAACTGACAGATCTTCCTTTTTCATAAGAATATAATGGATCAGCTTTAATAAATAAATTACTATTTCCTTGTTTTTTTATAGTCCTTATATGCAAAAGTACATTTTCAAACAATACAAATCCATTTTTTCCGGCCTTAAATGCAGCTTTTATAAATCCCTGATCTTTAAAAATTGGTTTTCTTCCTTTATTTTTGCTTTTTATGTTTTTTAAATAAAACCTTTTTGAAACTAATTTTGATTGACTTTTTGAAACTCTGGATGGATTCATTGGAATAAAATCACGATTTTTAACTGTTCCACCAAATTCCTGTTTGTTAAGTTCATCACCTGCATTTGATTTCCCTTTAATAACACCCATTTCTGACTGCATTTGATTAATATTAAAAGTATTTGAAACCTTATTTACAGATGTGTGTGACCTTATAAATGATTTTTTTCTTGTTGTAAATTTTGATGCAAATGTTTTTTCAACATGCTTTTGTTTTGCTTCAAATGCAGCATCATTTAATGTTGCACGAACCGCAACTGGCAATGCAGACTTGTGAACTTTTTCAAGTTTATTTGCAAGCTTTACAGCTTCATCTGTATTGACATCAAATGCATGTTTCATTAATTTCCTGTTCCATAAACTATATAAAAACCTAATGAATCAATGGAAGGATTTGACAAAGCGTTTGCAGGCAAAGCATCTGGTGATGGTTGGAAATAAAATTTATTATAAAGGCCACCACTTCTGAAATAAATTTTATGTTCTTTTACCGTGGTTCCATTTACTGAAAAAGCATCCCAATACACTAAATTTATATCATTACCATCTGCCATTGATGGAACATATCCTGTTGGTGGATCCCATAATTCCAAAACAGATCCGATTAATGCACCTGCTGTATTTGGTAATTTATTGCACCATAAATGAACATTTCCTGCATTATCCTTAAAATATCTAAGTTTTGATTCAACATTTGTTGTATCATCCCATCCCTGTCCTGATATCAAAGTTGCATCAATCCAATCTTCCTGTATTTGAAGTGTCTTTTTTAATGCTTCAATTAACTGATATCCATTTGCTTCATTATCTTCATTCCCATTAGGTGTTAATCCGGCTAAATTCATTAATTTTTGAAAAAATTGAATTGGATCCTGATTGACACCTTCACCAACTAATGTTTCATGGTCTTTTATTTTGCCATTTAAAAAATCAGCATCTGAATTATCAATTCCTTGTTGTAAACTTAAATCTTTCATAATATTATATATAATCAATTAGTAAAAATCCGGCTGTTTGCACAGGTTTAATGTTTAACATTAAAAGCCTGAATTCATTCTTTCTTTCTTCATCTACATTTGCCCTTGTTCCAAAAACTTCACCACCAATAAAAAATGTGAATCTTAAATTTATATTATCCCCAAAATTAAATGATTCATCTTTTAATTCATCAACATAATTTGCAATTTTAGTGTATTCCAAAGCATCCGGATTATCATAAACACTAGCACCATAATAAATATCACCATACAAAGATGCAATTGGATTGTAAACTTCATAATTTCCACCACCTGCATCAAATCTATTTTCATGAACATAAACATCAAATCCTGCTGACCTCAATTGGCCCTGTAAATATAAATAATGTTGTCTTGCAGGAATATCACCTGGATGTTGCATTTTTCTTAAAATTGACGCTTTTCTTTCTTCTAAAGTTAAATTTGTATTTATATACAATCCCAATGCACGTTCCCAATTAAATGCATCTTCTTCAGTAAAATCATTATTATCTGGCAATATACTGCTTAAAATATCAACATTTGCTTTCAATGCTCTGCTTTCTGACAATGATAAACCTTCATGGAATTTTGAAAAAATATTTTGATAATTTAACCACCATGCACGACCTGTTGGATATAATTGTTTTGACAATTTAACTAATTGATCTTTAAATATTAAAGTATTATAAGTGACTGTAATATCTGAAATTTTTATTCTGTGATTTCCTGAATCAACAATTATTAATGTTTCATCATGACAAAATCCCATTAATGGAAAATAAAATTCATCATCACCAGATCCAACAGTTCCATATGAATCAATAAAATTACTACTTCCATTAAAAAATAATATTTTTTGATCCTGTCTATCCACAACAGCAAAAACACCATCTTCATCAATAATATTTATTATTCCTGTTGGATAATTAAAAACAGTATCTGAAACCTTAACAATAAAAAATCCAGTTAAATTAAATGTTTTTACATCTTCATTTCCAGAATCTGCAATAATAAGATTATTATTTACAACTGCAATTCCTTCTGGAAATTTAAATTGATGATCACTAGATCCATAACTTCCAAATTCAAATAAAAATGTTCCTGCAATTGTGTGTGTTTTTATTCTATGATTTTGCTTATCTACAATATAAAGATTATTGTTATTATAAGTAATTCCAACAGGATATTTAAAATTTGAATTTCCTGTTCCTTCAGATCCAAATTCAGATAAAAATGTTCCATTAACTTGATGTTTTTTTATTCTGTGATTTGCTGAATCTGTTATATATAAATCAGTTCCATCATTAGTAATGCATTCCGGAAATAAAAAATTATCATTTCCGGATCCATTTGTTCCAAATTTACGCAAATAAACACCATCTAAATCAAAAACCTGAATTCTATGATTCTGCTTATCTACAATAAAAATTTCATTATTTAAAACCGTTATTCCTGAAGGGAAAGAAAATTGACCATCACCTGATCCATTTGAACCAAAAGAACTATTATATAAAACATCAACAGAAAAATCAGCCATTTTTAAACTTAAGTTAAATTATCTAAATAAGGAATATCACCATCAGTGAATTCATAAATTGTTATTGGATTTCCATCAACTTCAACAGTCAAAGATTCAAATGTTGCATTATTTCCTAAAACACTTCTAACAACACCATAAATGTCTGTTTCATACAACAAATCAGTCTGTTGATCATTAGGATCATCTGCACCATCAACAAAAGGCCTAATGTTAAATAAAAATGAAACAATTGCATCTTCTATTGATGAAATATATGATGAATCACTTAAATTAGTTATTTCAATATCAACTGGCAAAACGTTAACAGGAAGATAATTGATTTGAAAAGCACTTATTGGACGCCTTCCTCGTTCATTTAATGGTTTTGTTGTGTCTGGATCAAATTCAACAACTTCTTCAACATCATCTAAAATTGCAGATGATGGTGTTCCATATCCATCAGTTGAATCATCTGGATTTGCTTCAACATATAAATCAATAATCCCTGGATCACCTGATTTTGCATATGGATAAACCTTCCTTACACCTTGTGCATCTGCGGACCATTCCCTGTAATCCGTTTTTGCACCACCTTGTGATTCAAGCCTATATGCTGCAATTACTTTTTCCCTATATTCTTCAGTTGTTTCTGCTTCCAAAGGGGTTGTGTCTACACTCGAAACTGTTCCAAAACTATTCACATCAGCAATGGGTTGTGTTACCTGTAAACTATCACCAACATTTAAAGCTGCATTTGCACCAAGGTCCAAAGCTCTTAAGGAAATGCTTCCTGATGTACCTGTAAATGTAAATAAAGTATCTAAGACAAATAATTTATCCGGTGATGTTGCAGTGTCTAAACTTTTGTAAGTTGTTCCAGGTGCAATTGTAGCACCAATGGATCCAGAAACAGCAACAGTGTATTCACCTGCTGTTGCAGCATTTGGATATCTTCCAAGTTTAACAAATCCAAATCTGCTTAATGTTCCATTCAAACTTTCAGGATCTGCAAGGTCCGGAAAAACATTTTTATACGTAAATGCATTTGTTAAATAAAATATCTTCAATTTAGCAGCTTGGACAACAGAAAATGCAATTATCACAGCTTTTCCAATAACAGAACTGGTCCCTAATTTATTGCGCAAATCAGCTAAAATTGAAGTATATAAATCATTTAATGTTGGTGTTGTCATGTTTTTATATTGTTATTGTTTCAATTAATTCTTGTTTTGTGCCATCCCAAATAAACTTAACTTTTGTTGATTGTTGATCAGGTTCCTGCAAATCAACTTCTAATTGAAATTTATTAATTCCAACAATAGATCCTTCAACTTCAATATTTGCATATTTTTTTAAATATTTTAAATCTTCCAATGCTGCATCTTCTAACAATGAAATTCCTGCTGAATTCAATGCAACTTCTGTCAATCTTTTTTCAAATAAAGAATTAAACTGAAATTCTTCATCTAACAATTCATTTCCAAACCAATCAAGTCTTTGATCTAATTCACTTAAATCATCAGATGTGCTTTGTTCAATATTTCCACCAAATAAAGCCAAATAAACTTGATTTGTTAATCCGGATATTGATATGATATCATCATTTTCAATTCTCAAATCACCACCTGATCCGGATTCATATATCATTATATCAATTATGTCGGCTGCCATCCTAATGTGTTTGATAATTTAACCATTCCAGATTCATCATTGATAATTTCAGCATTTGTTCCTGGATTTGCTGTAAGATTAATATCAACTTTTTCATTCTTTGTTTTTTCAATCCTTTCTGTTCTTACCTGTTCAACAGTTGCATCTGGATTCAATGCAGCTTGTTGTTCAGGTGACTGTCCTGTTTCTTCCAAAAGCCTTGATTTTGTTGCTCCAAGACTTTTAAGTGTTTCTAATCCAAATTTTTCTTTACTTATTTTTGCAATTATAGCAAAAATCCCAATTAATGGATCTATTACTTGAATCAACAATTCCTGTCCCCACATTTTAAACACACCACCAAGTCCTTCTTCTTGAAATTTATTTTTTATTCTGGACCAGTCATTTTCAAATGTTGCAACAATTTCATCCCAATTTTTAACCAACAAAATAATCCCTGCAACAACAGCAGCAAGTGCAGCTAGAATCCATGTTAATGGGAATCCCCACATTGCTGCATTCAATAACCATTGTGCAGCAGTTGCAAGGCTTGTTGCAACATTATAAGCACCTAATGCAACAGCAGAACTGCCAATTGCAATTGATGCACTTCCTGACAATGCACCCATTATTCCAAGTGCAATGTTATATGATACAATTGCAATCTTTGTTGCAATCATAATTGATTTATATGCAATAAATCCTTTTACTAATTTCCAAACAAAAGAAATAATTCTTTCCATATTATCACCAACAAAAATCATTGCATCTTTTACTTTCTGTAATGATTCAGATTGTGAATCTGTTGTTGTTGTTGCATTTTTAAAGGCTGCAATCATTTCTGTGTAACGACCTTTTAATGTATTCATTTTAATATCAGCTTGTTCAAATGCCGTATTTGTTCCTGTAACTGCTTTTGTAAATCCTTTAAATTTATCAATATTTTCCAAAAGAATATTTCCTGTGACAATATTTCTTTGACCAAAAGTTTTTTGCATGAAAGCATCCCTTTCAAGTGCAGTTCCAAAACTGTCAGCTTTTTTCCTTGCTTCTTCCAATGCATCATTTATATTGAAAATTCCAGATTTATATCCAACACCGGCTGCTTGAAGTCGCAAAATTGTTCCACGCAATGCAGTTCCTGCTTCTGCTCCAAATAATGATTTTGTGCCTAAAGTTTCAACAAGTCCAATTGATTCTTCAAGTGTTATGTTTGCAGCATCTGCAACCGCACCAAAACCAACCAATGATTCATTTATTTTTGTAATATTTGCGGACCCTGCAACAGATCCTGCTGCAAGTGCATTAATGGTCCTATTTGCCTGATCTGCACCAAGATTAAATTGATTCATTGCACCTGTCAAGTTTTCTGCTGACAATTGTAAATCATCACCACTTGCTTTTGATAATGTAATTACTGCATCTGTAACCATTCCAAGTGCATCTGCACTGGCTAAAAGTTCAGGTTTTGCAGATCCAACAACTTCAAATGCTTTTGCTGTATCACCTGCGAAAACTTTCTGCTTCTTTGACACCTTATCAATCTGATGTTCAAAAGATTTAAATGCATCACCAGTAACACCGGTGATTGCAGATAAACTTGCCAAATTATCTTCAAGTTGAACATTTGCTGTACCAATGGTCATTGCCAATGCTAGTCCACCAAATGCCAAACCTAATGATCCCAATTTGCCAATTAAACCTGATATTCCTTTTCTAAGCCTTCTTTCTGCTCTTTGAACCCTATTAAATGCAGATGTTGCTTTAACACCAAAAGAAGAAACTGATGCAGTCATTCTTTTAACTGTTTGTGTTAATTTATCAACACCAAGAAATGTTGTTGAAACAACAAGTGCTTTATTAGGCATTTACTGCTGAATTTATTTGTTTAACATATTCTTTTGCATCTTTATACCAATAAAATAAACCATAATAATCCAAATCATCTAAATACAATTTATCAATATCAGACACACTCCATTTATAAAGACGTGCCACCGATTTGATGGCAGCATCTCTATTTTCTAAAACTATCGTGGTAAAAAAAAAGCAGCAACTTGACTAATTAAAAAATAATCATCCGCTTGTACTTTTTTAAAAATTGCAGAATTTTGTTTTGCAAGAAATGCAAAAATCCTTCTGGTTTTTTCCATATCACTTTTACCAATCATTTTTGATTCCATTTCACCAACTGTCACACGTCTTTTTATAAAACGTATTTCAGAAATTGCTTCTGAATTGTCTTCATACTCAATTGGATCATCTAATTTAACAGAAACAGATCCATCTTCAGCAATCAAAATGTTTCCATATTCAATTCCCTTAATAAATTCATCTTTTTCTGTTTCAAGATTTTCAAGTTTTCTTGCACTAATATTTAATGATTCAACAAATCTTTGAAAATCCAATTCTGCTGTTTCTCTGTCTACTTTCATTTTATGATAATTGTTTTAATTTGTTATCAAAAGCTAATTTTAAAGTAATCTGTGCAGTATTTGTGGAACCAGGAATGTCACCAACCGGTTTTCCTTTACCACCCCAAATTTTGCCAGAAATGTGATCAATAGTCCAATCTGCTAAAACAGTGCTTTCTGCAAGTGCAACAAGCTTTTGTTGTTCATCAACATCAGTCATGTCCCATGCAATTGGTGGACATTCAAAAGAAGCCCTTCTGAAGTTCATTTGATCAATCATTTTACCATTTCCTGTTGATGAATTATCATCATCATTACTTCTATAACCACCAAGTTCAAGTGTGCCATCTTCATTTGATTTACAAAAAATAACACCAGAACCAATTGTTGGATGATTGTATGTGATTTCTGTTATATCACCACCTGTGAATCCCATAATTTATTCCTTTCTTTTTATGATGAAAAATTAAATCCAACAGCAGCATCTGTGCTAACAATGTGTGCTGTTGATGTTCTTTTATATTTAAATGCAACATCCATTCTTGCAGGATTTGTTTCATTTATACCAACCAAAAGATTTTCTTCAGAAAAATCAGGATCTGCAATCAATGCCAATTCTGCTAATGAAGCAATTAAACTAATATGAATTTGCTTTGCTTGCTTTGGTGATATTGTGTTGTCAACTCTGGATGGTGAATTGTCCGGAACAATAGTTTTATCTTGGATGTCCCTTTGCATTATAATCAATTCGTTAAATCCAACATTCCAATCCACATTTAAATCCCTTACAAATCTAAATAATGGTGGATTTTCACCATCAGGATGATAAGTGCAAATAAAATCTTCAACTGAATATTTTCCACTTCTTAAACTCACAGTTGAACTTCCTTTTTTCACCATAAAATCCCTTGCATTATAATCAGAAAAATCACCAATATCTTCATTTTCTGGAACAGGCATATCTGGATAAGACTTTGCACTATTGTCCAAATGTGGTGAATTTTGCGCTATCGGGGCAAATGTCATACACATATTTGCAGCAGCTTCCCATGGGAAACCATCTGAATTTGGTGCAGGACAATGCACATTTGTCACTTGATCTTGTCTTGCTGTAACATTTGTAATTGCAACAACATTATCTTTATCTGACAAGGTGCTTCCATACAATGCAACAAAAGGTTTAAAAACAGAAGGTTCATATCTTCCTGTTGGTGTTGTTGGATCAGGCACACCATTAAATGTTTCTAATGCTGAAAAAGTTTCAGATCCATATGGATTTAAAACAATAGTGTTCCAATTTTCACCAAAATCTGCAAGTGCATCAGTCAAATCAGTAGCACCTGTTCCATCAACATTTGAAACTTCAGAATAAACAACACCTGCTGCTTCATTTTGCGTGTCAATTTCAACAGAAAGAATTGCTGTTGCACCCTTCCATTTTGTAGTTAATTCAACATCTGCTGTTGCTTCTGCTGCTGTAACTGGTGCAGCTAAAACATTATTAATTGCATCAACAATTTTATCTTGAACATCAGCTTGAAGATCACCAACAACAAGGTCAATATCATAAGAAACACCATCAATGCTGTCCCTTCCATTAATCCTAATTTTGTGTGTTACATTTTTAGTCACAGCAGTAGCAACTGCAATTCCTAACGTGTACACACCTGCTGTTGCTGCAACATTTTCTTCCTGTGGATAAATTATTGTTGGAATTCCACCAAGTGGATTTCCTGAAACTGGCCTTAAAATTCTAGCCATTTGATGCAATGGTGATCCATATCCATATTTATCTGCAACTTCTTTTGCAGTAATAAATTCAAATGGATCAGTTTCCAAAGTCGCTTGATTTGCCGTGTTTGCTTCACCTAAAACTGCAATTCTTTGTGGCAAATAAGGGGTGGCCGGATTAAAAACGGCCGGTTTAATTTTATAACCAACGATTCTTGAAACCCTGGTTAAATCTATTGCTGTACTTAATACTGACATGTTTTTTGTTTTTTAAGAATTATAAATTTCTAAATAAAATCC